AAGAACCTCTGCCATCTCCTACTTGTGGTGCACCATAAGCCATAGCTACACGATCTGACTCAGGTATTTGACTAACGGCAACACTGTCAGCGTCAGGAGACATGCCTAATACATCTCTCACATAGTCAAAATCTTCATCTCTTTCTAAGTATCTTTCAATGTCTCCAAGGTTAATGCCAGCTATGCCACCAGCCATGTAGCCAGGGACATCGTAGCCAAACCTTTCTTCTACAAGAGCTGGATTTTCTTTAGCTAGGGCTTTTATCCCTTTATTTCCCTCAGATAAACTTTTCATTGTCAATCTTATTATATTACTATTGTAGTATTTCCTGCTACGGTAATCGTAACAGAACCCAATGATGATTGCAGTTCAAAACCCTGTGCATTTACAGGATCATGTAACTGTATCCACCGATTGCCTGTATATACTTGCAATACACCGATAGACGTATTCCATATTATATCACCCTGATTAAAAGCTAAAGTGCTAATTTCAGAATCATTAAACTGTGGTGTTGAGTTAGGATCGAACTGTCCTAGGTTGATTTCTAAGATTCTAACTAGACGATTAAAAGTTGCAGAGTCAACAGTGTTTAAAGCTACAGGTAATCTACTTTCTAAAAGCTTTGCCATTACCTCTTACCATCAGGCCTGATTTCAAATCTATTTGCTCCAAGTCTCCATCTAAACCCTGTTCTTGAGGTTATCGCTGCACTATCATCAGATTGTACTCTAAACACCATTTGTCTAGATCTAGCTCTAACGTGATTTTGTTTAGTGCTGCTAGTAACTGTATTAGTAGAGTTTGTGGTTAATGAGTCACCCGGAAAATTTCTTGTTTTAAGAACAAGACTTATTTGACCACCTGTAGAATTATTACCAAAGAACTTAACATCAGGAATGATGCGTTTCACAAAACCAAACTTTTCTCCATCATCTATATCAATATCGCCTGACTCAATAAACACGTTGTCCATTGGTTGTCCGTCTGCATCATCACTATTTTCATGTGTGTATAGATAATGAAGAGAGTTATCTTTTCCTGCTGCTCTTGGTTTTTCAAATATTCCATCATCTAACCAAGCTGTGCGTGATAGTTCTCCTATGCTCCATGCACCTTCTAAATAGTTATAAGTTACATACCTATCATTTTCAGAAGAAGAACCTGAAGGATAGAACCAACCTACTTCGTTAAACTCTCTGTTGGTAAATGCTACGACTTTGTAAGCTTGGGTTTGATTAAAATCATCAAGCACATAATTTAAAACTGAACACGTTAATCTACTTACGGTTCCTGAATAAATATAGAATCCATCTCTAGACATCCAATAGACAGCATCAGGAGCATTGATAGCACCATTTGGAGATATTAGTCCTACATTTTCATTAATTAAATTTACTCCAAAAGTAAACGGTGCACCTACAAATTGCATACTGTATAAAGCAGTATCAGTCCATATTAGTATTTCTTGTCTTGATCGCAAGCCACCAACTATTTGAGATCCCGCTGATAGTCTTAGCGATCCTGCTGTATTTGTAGAAGTTGGCTCCCATTCAGTAACACTTTCTTGATCAGAAAAAGCTATCAACAAAGGGTCTACAGTTCCAGACCTTGAACTACCTGATATTGGATCTGCACCTAAAACAATAACATGACGATCAATATCGCTAACTAATACTTGTAATCCTTTTGTGGGTGCTAGGTTTGCACCTGACAAAGATGTAATATTTACAGCTGCGGTTGAAAGTCCATTGCTTTCATCCCATAAGTAGATACCACCGCCCCTAGGATTGATGATTAAATCTTCTCCAAAAGCATCGTGTGACCATAATCGTAACTGATTGGTTTCACCAATAGGTGAGTTAGATCCCCAAGTGCCAGCACCCCAAGTATCTACACCCCAACCAGTAGCAGGTACATACACATCTAATCCAACATTAATTTGATACACACCATCCACGCCTGATCCACCATTTCCACTATCACTAGCGTTTGCTGTTACTGTTGTTCCAGAAGTATCTTTGGCTGTTATTTCGTATGTATTTGTGCCTGTAACTCTATCTATCGTGTACTCTTGATTTAACACAGTAGCAGTCACGTTGCCACCTAAACTTACAGCACCACTAATAGTTACGGTATCGTTTGCTATTGCACCATGACTTGCATCAGTTACAGTAAGAGTAGATGAACCGTCTGTCGCCGCAAAGGTAATAGAGTTGGTGCTTGTTTTTCTTATTGGTGTTACATCAAATATACTATTTCCTCTTTGAATATAATATTTTGTTGTTGTGCCTAGCCCTAAATACTTTGAGGCATCAAGAGCAACCCAAGCAGTTATAGCTCTACCTGTACCAGCATAGGATGAATCGAGTGTTTTTTCCCATCCACCAACTTTTTCTGGTAAACCTTTTCTAAATCTAACTAAATTACCATCAGCCCAGCCACCCTCATCCATAAGTTCAGTTAACTCTTTGTTGATGCCAGGATTAAATAGTATTTTACTTACAGCCATTCTTCTCCTAAAAACATTTTAGCTTCAGCTTCTCTTCTTTTAATCAAACCATCAAGAACTTCGCCACCCGCTTTGTTCCAGCGTTTTATTTCTTGTGGAACGTCTGCGTATTTTTCTTCATTCAACACTCTAAGCATGGTGCTGTTTTTTAAGTTTGTAGGTCCCAAGTTATACACCCAAGAACAAAGTGCATCAAATTGATTTTGGTTCAAAGGCACTTCAACAAAGTCATTGATATAGCTTTCATACTCTATCATTTCTTCTTGCAACAAATAATCAGCTTCTTCTTTGTTTATTTTATCTCCTTCTTTTACATCTTTGGTATGGCCATATCCTATAGTCCAAACTCCAGCAGGACACAAATATGCTTCAAGCTCGCATCCTTCAAACTTTTTAATTAACGATAATCCTTCTTTAGATATATTCATATTACCCCCATTTTTTAGTTTTTGTTCCGCCATCATAATCGACAGCAAGGTTTTCTTTTTTGAGCAAATCTGCGATATTGCCTTTTTCACAAAAAACATCTGCCAATACTCTACCATATTTGTCAGTGCCGTAAGATTTTATTGTAATGTCGCCAACAAGCCACTCTTTAAGTTTTTGTTTTGCAAGCAAACCTAGTTTTTTTTCCTTTGCTCTCTCCGGGTATCTTTTAATATTAATCCGGCTTTCCGGGGTATCAATGCCATTTATACGAACGGCTTTGTTATGTAATTGCACCGAGAAGCCGAGATCTATAGTCTGTAACCTTATAGTGTCTCCATCGGTTATAGAGCGTAAAGTACACTTATAAACAAAAGCCTCTGGTGATTTACTCATCTTTAGGTTGTTCTGTAGTAACTTTTCTATAATAAACCACAACGTCTTTCAGTTCTGTTATGTACCTTTTTATTTCTTGCATGTTGTAAGCCATAACTTCGTAATCAGGTATAGTCATTGCTAGAAAAACTAACTCGCCCTCTTGCTCCTCTATTCTAGCTAATTGTTCATCTTTATTTTCTGGCGTAACTGCTATCCACTCTGGCTGCTTGAGATCTATTTCTCTAGGCATAATAGGTTGCACTATTTTTCTTTCAATAGGCTTCGCTGAAACTTGTATCTGTTTAGTTGGAATTAGGCTGCAACTGCAAGCCATCATCGAGATCGTCAACAGTGCCACTAATTTTCTCGATGTCTTCCATGATATGTTTTGTACCATTGTTTATCTTCCTCTCCATTTGTATTGGATCTGTCAAAATTTTAGCAGTAAGCTCATAATTTTGTATGAATTGTGTATATCGATTCAGCTCTCTTTGTGCCGCTTGGCTTTTTACAGTAAGGTCTTGTAGTTGTTGTGTCTGTAGCTCAAAGTCGGCTTGTATTGATTTTATTGTTTCCTCTTGTGTAGCTACTGCGCCTTCTAAAACAGCGTTGTTTGCTTGCAAAATTTGGTTTTGGCTAAAAAAATAATAACTAGCAGCTGCTAATACTATTATTATTCCTATTAATACTTGTTGCATAGTCCGCCACTACCTCAGTTAATATTAATTCGCTAAAGGATTTTTATTACTATCTTCTAGTTTTTCTATGTCTACTTGGAGACGCTCAACACTAAGAGTCAAACCAGCTATACTAGCTTTCAAATCGCTATTGTCTGGTATGACCAAACTATCTATACTTTTATTTATATACTCAACGGACGTTTCTATAGCGGCAAACCTTTCTTCAATTATCTTTTGAGCGTTTTCTGTGTCTCCTATACCGCCTATTTGTGCTTCAAGGTTTTCTAACCTGTTAACGTAAGTAGCCCCTGTATAACCGAAACCAGCTAGGGTTGCTACAATCGATGCCAAAGCTATAAGTTGTGCTAATTTTGATTCTAAAAAGTTCATAGGTTCACCTGTTCATCTATTATATTTTGCATCTTATTTATGCTTGTATTTGATAAATTGTAATATGCACCGCTGTTATCATCAATCTTTGCGTCGGAATAAATAACCTTACTTTCATACCACAAATTTTGATCTGGTAAGCTAAAATCTTTGTATCTATCAAACCCAGGTACATAACCCAAATACGCAACAAAAGCTGTTTGATCGGCATATTCGCCTGATTCTTGTTGCTCTTGCTCCATCTCTTCTTGCTCTTGTTTTATGTTGTTAGCAATAATTTGATCTGCTATTTGGTCTGCCTCAGAGGATGTCATAACATTAGATGTAGCAGATAAAATTTGACCTTGTATATCACTAATTTGCACATCAGACATAATAGAATCATCTAACGTAACCAAAGGAGTAATCGTAATAGAAGT